GATACCTCCCAAATTTCACTAATTTTCTGTTACTAAAATTTTGCAATTACAAAAGTGAATCAGCATAGGCTCTTTTAAAAGTTTTTGTAAGTTTCTCTATTATAATATGTCGTTCATTTTCAGTTAAATCAATATCATCATGATTAAATCCATTTCCTACTTTATAAGCATTTAAATAATAAGGTTCAAAATTATCAAGCTTAAATTTCATATAAAAACTGACGGCTCCATTTGTATCGTCGTCTTCAGCTAATGGCATCACCCATAAAGTAGCCAACCCAACATAATGAGTTTTATCAACTGACAGGTCTACATTAATTCTTTGAACATCTAATAACCCTTCTATATACATACTTATCATTTGCCATTCAAACATTAGTTTCCTCCAAAAATAAAACGTAGATAGGAATGTCCTATCTACGCTTGTTTAATTGATTATAAAGGTAATTGATATATTCTTGTTTTTCATCCATTAATTTTTTAAGTTCTTCATTTTCTTTACGTAACTCTTCATTTTCGTCTTGAACTTCTTTTAATTCATCTTCATTAGTATCTATGTTTTTAAGTTCTTCATTTTCCTGATATAATTCTTCTATCTTATATTCCATTTGTTCTATTGTTAAATCTCTATCATCTATACATTTGTCCATAATAAATATTGTTATTGCTGAAGCTAATATAGCAACTGCAGTTATTGCTAAAAATATTATATCTTCTCTTCCAAATTTCATTGTACTACCTCCTATAACATACTTTCATAAAATTCTTTTTCATTCACTTCTTTAAAATACCTATAATCGAGGAATAAATATTCCTCGTCTTTTTTACTTATTCCTATAAATTTAACATCTTCTGGTATAAACATCCAATCTGATTGACTCCATGTAATATCTTCTATAGAACAGTTTGGCTGTTTACTTACAAACTCATGCTTCATTATAGATGAAATGTGGTCTATAAATTCTTCTACATTTTCAACTTCATAATGTTCTTTTGTTTCTTTAGTTTTTTTCTTCCATGCTACAATGTACATAAAAAATGCCTCCCTATAATAATCTTTCAACATAATCTTTTTCAGTTATAATATCAAAATAATAGTAAGTTGAAACATACTCAGACAATATAAAATGTGAACTTTCACTTTTAGTAAATTCAATTTTTACTTTTAATACAGGATCATAAGAACCAAAATATGACATTGGATCCGAGATAGATTCTACTTCAATTTCAGTATCAATAATTCTTCCTTCTATCTTTTTATTGTCTATTGTAAAATCTATTACTTTTTGTACAAATTCTTCTCGGTTACATATTCTAAATTCTTGATATATATTATCGGTTCTATTATAGATTATTCCAATAAATTTTTCAATGCTTTCAACTATTCTAGCCATTTTAAATTACCTCCTATAATTCATACACAATTTTTTTATTACTCATTAAATCCTCATCATCGGTATCTAAATCATGACCTTCTAGTAATACTAAATTCATTGGATAACTAAAATACTCGTTATTATGACTTATAATGAATACTTGTTCTATACCCATTTTCTCAATTTGTTTTTGAATTATATCTATGAACAATCGTCTATTCTCAGAACTTAACGTTGCATCAACTTCGTCTAGGTATAAGATATTATATCTATCTATACTTTTTTCCATAATTGCTAATGATAATGAAACTGTAGTCATGGATAATTCTCCTTGACTTGCTTGTTTAATATCATTAAGCATCGTTCCATCACTTTTGTAGACTTCTATTAAAAAATCTCTAGCTGTAATATTGAATTTAATTTGGAATGCTCCATCGTATGCAACATTTAATAATTCGTTTACTCTATCACTAATATCTTCTAAATATGTCTTAATAAATAATACCGGGAATCCTTGTTTTGGATCTAGGGTATCTCTTAATGCTTTATACTTACTAAAATCTTTATTAAGTGTATTATATCTTTCAGTTATATCTTCGGCTAGTATAATTTTGCGGTCTAATTCTTTAACATTACTTTTATGGATTGTAATAGATTGCGTAAGTTTTTCAATTTCTTTATTAATAATACCTAGTTCATTACTAATTTCTTTAGAACGCTGAATAAGTTTTTTATTGTTAGTTACAAATTCATTAGATTCATTAACTTTTTCTAAACTATCAGTCACTACTTTTCTTGCATCTTTTACTGAATTTAAGATTTTTAATTTAGCATTAGCAACATTCATTCTTTTAATTAGTTTTTCAGCTTCAAGATTTATCTTTTCAATTTCTGATTCAAGTATTGAAAGCTTTACATTTGAATCGTTATACTTATTCTGAGCGTCTTCTGCCAATTGTTTATCTTTCATTAAATTATCTATCTTAGCATTTACTAATTCTAATTTAGATTTATTGTTTGCAATCATATCTTTCATCATTACATACATTTGCATAGACTCTAATTTCTTAATTTCTCTATGTTTTAATTCTCCAAGATTAGATTTCATTTGTTCTAATACATCTGTAGGATCAACTTTCCATTGTTGACTGAAATTAATAATTTTTTGTATATACTCATTATATTCGTCTATTGAACTTTTTCTGTTATCTAATTCTTCTATGGCTTTAGCTAATCTAATTTCTTCATCATAAATTTTTGATTTAGAGTCAATTTCATTTTGAGCTTCTAAAGCAGTTTTAATGAAAGCACAAGTCGGTATAATACAATTTTTGGGTCTATCCGCTAAAACATTAGTTAAAGATTTTAATTGTTCTAGCCTCATAATTTCTTTTTTAATATCATTTAATTCTTCAGTTACTTGCATGTAAGTTATCTCATCAAATGTTTTATATATTGGTGCTGATGCTTTCATTATTATATGTCGTTCTGTATGTGTATCGATAGACGACAGTGTATCCCAATAATTATTAGTATTATTAATTTTTAATAATATTGATTCAGCGCTTTCATTTGTTTTTATATAAGAATCTATTATTACATCTGCATCTTCAATATCAATTTCTAAATCTCTTTTTTGCTTTAACATCTCTTTTAAATCTTCTTCACTATATTCGACAGATGTCATATTATTAATTAAATCTATTGTATTATTATACTCTTTAACTAATTCATTTTTTCTTTCATTTAGCATATCAACTTTGGTTTTGCATTCAATTGCTACATTGCTTTCTACCATTATACTATCATTAATGCGTTTATCATCATAGTCTTTTAAATTTGCATACTTATTGTAAAGTTTATCCAGTTCAGCTTGGTTTTGCTTATATTCTTTTTCTGCTATCTTTAATATATTACCATATTCATCTAATTTATCATTTAATTCATCAGCATGTATATCTTTGGCTTCTTTTTCTAATTGTACCTTTTTGCCAGTATTAAATACAATAGAACCATTTAATTCATTAATTTCTGATTCTATTGTATCTCTGTTAGCTTTCATTACGTCAATATCTCCGAGTTTTTCAAACTCCCCTTCTAATTTCTTTAGTTCTTTTTTCTTAACATTAAAATTACTATTAGCAACTTCATATGCTTGTAATACATCGTCTATATTAGGTATAAAATTTCCAATATACTTCTTGCGATCTGAACTGTTCATAGACACGAAACTATCAATACCAGCGCCTAGTTTACCAATTTTAATATATTCCGTGTCTAAATTTAATTCATCTTTTAGTACATTTAAAAATGATTTAACTCCTCCATTATCATTTAGTTCTACACCATTCTTTTCAATAAATGACTTATTGTTCTTAGGTTCATAGTAATGAGTTATCTTGTATTCATCTGAACCGTCTTCTAACCATAGTTCTTTTACCCCAACAGTTTCTTTGATAATTAAATCTTTTCTATCATCAAATGTTTCTCTAAATGGTGTAAGGCATGACATTAAAACACTCTTACCTTTACCATTGGCTGCTAAAAACATATTCATCGTATTCTCTGAATTAAATTCAATATCAATTTCTTTCAACCCTGTTCCTGCATAAATACCCGCAAAGTTTTTTAATTTTATACGTGTTATACGCATTTAACTTCACACTCCTTCCATTGATATAATATGTAAACAAAATGCTTATTAGAAATCTGCAATTTCTACTTCGTCACCATCAATGTTTAATGCTATATATTCGTCATCGTCATTTAAGCTAAATACAATTTTTTTGTAGGCATCTGGTATTTCTACATTTAAAACTTCATTGTAATCTTCATCAACCGCTATTACATCACCTTGCATATTACATATAAATTTAATACCTTCTGGAATGAGTGATTCTTCAATTATTTCTTCATCAATTAATTCAAAAACTTCTAATTCAGCTTCATAGTCAATATCTTCATCAATTTCTAGACCCAATTTTTTAGCTAATGCTTTATCGGCTTCTTCTTCATTTGAAACGTGATCCATAAAATTAGTAGGATTCTTAAGTTCTTCCATACCAACTTTACCTTTCATAACCATATCATACATTTGCTTAGCGACTTCAAGAGTATATTCTTCGTTACCAACGTCTTTACGATTACGTATAATACTTAATTTAGTATCCATCATAATTTTTTTAGTATTAACTCTTTCTTTAGCCATTTTCATTTTGACTTCTTTTAGTTTGACTAGTGTTTCAGACTGTTGCAATAAGAAATTGTACGCTCCACTACCAGCTTGTGTTTTAGTTTTGTTTTTTACATTATCGTAGTGGATTTTCATTTCGTCATATAATTCTTGCATGGCATTCATTTCTGCATTTAATAAATCAATATCTTCTTGGTACAGTTCATCAATATCAGATAATCCTATCTCATCTATTTTTCTTTTTTCGTCTGCCATCTAACCACCTTCTCCACCAACTTTTTTTAGGTTTCTCTTGTTCTTCAGCTTTAACTAATATAACTCCATAAGCTTGACACTCTTCTTTAAGTATAGGATAAACGCTTTCTTTACCACTATATATTATCTTGGCAATTTTTGGGTTTCTACATATGTCTACTAATTGAATTATATCCTGTTTGATATCTTTACATTTGACTTCAAAAGTATCATCAATAGCAATACTATTGTCTAAACAAAAACTAAGTATTTTAAGTATTTCTCCATCTGGTTTTTCACTATATGCTAATGTAGCTACAACATCTTTTTGAATACCTATACCTAATATAAATTTACCTTCTGATTCTTCAAATTGTCTAACTTGTTCATGAAAATAGTATCTAGTTCTTCCCTCTCTATAAGGTGTTATTTTTCCAGCTTTTTCCATTCTTTCTAACGTTTTTAATGATATTCCTACTAAGTCAGTAAACTCTCGACTCGTCATTCGTTTGTCTTCCAATATAATCAGCCCCCTTATATAGTTAATTTCAAAAAAAAGAAGGGAAATATATTTCCCTTCTATAATTGTATGTTTTTTACATTTTATAATTGTAATTCTACTACTTCTTTATTCATCTTCTTGACATATTCTTCATAATTATCTCTAATTGTACATACTACTTTTATTAATGTCAAAGCAGATTCTCTACTGATAGGATATTCTATAATGTAATCATCTAATTTTTCAGATTTAGGTATTACAAATTTCCATCCTTCTTTATCTTTACCATAATACCACATATCAGAGTCATTTATTGTGCATGATTTAAAATTGCCAAATCGATTTCCATAATAGAAAAAGAATGGTTCTAGTTCGTATGTTTCTGAATGTATTAATACGCTTATATTATGAACGTTGTTACAATTATAGGCATTTCGTTTATAAATAGTGAACATTAAATATCCACCATCTACTTCCGATGCTTCTTCGTCTAATTGAAAATTAAATTTTCCTAATGTAAACACTTAATTCCTCCTTTATTCTAAAATTTTTATTAATTCTTCTTCTGTTATTATAGGTATTCCTAATTCTTTTGCTTTTTTATTCTTACCGGATACAGAATTAATATCATTGTTAACAAGATAGTCTGTTTTACTTGTTACACTTCCTACTAATTTATATCCTCTAGTTTCTATATATTCTTTTACACTGTCTCTTGTGAAGTTATTAAGTTTTCCTGTAACTACAAACGTATATACTTTAGAAGCTGTTTTTATTGTATCTTTAAAATTCTTAATGTTTATATGCTCTAACAACTCACTTATCATATCTTCTCTAACAGTTAAACCTTCTTCTAAATACTTAATTGTCTTATCTCCTATTCCGTTAATACTGATTAATTTAGTCTTAAGTTCACCAGCATTGTATATATCTATGAATTCGTCAAATGTCATAACTTTAAATATTAGCTTAGCGGTATCTCTAGATATCTCATCAATTCCAAGTCCACCTATAAGTTCATAGTCAAATACATCTAATTTGTCGTTTATAGCTTTTTTAAATTTCTTAGCCATAATTTCACTGTTAACAGCTAATGCCATGTCTTTTTCACTGCAACTATATAAATCAGGTATAGATGTAACTACTCCTTTTTCAAACATCATGTGAACATATGCCGCACCTATTCCTTTTAAATCTAGTTTATTAATCCAGTTCATTATCTGACCTTCCATTTTACTAGGACATAAAGGATTGCCACATTTTACATAAGTTTCTTCTCCAAATTCGTTAACAACTATCTCAACATCACCATTACATTCAGGACAATGATCTATAAATGGGATTGGTTCTATAATTTTGTCAGTTGCTAATGGTTCTATATAAGTTAAAACATCATTTCTAAATTGTACTGTTATAGGAGATCCTACACCTAAATTAAGCTCTTTAAATCTCTTATAGTTTTGTAACGATTGTTTTTCATGTGTAGCTCCTATAAAATGTACTGGTTTATAATAGCATACAGGTGTTATTATTCCTGTACCATTTTTAGACAGCCAAAATTCTATTCTTTCTACTTCACTTGTCTTTTCCATATATGGGAATTTTAATGCTATTGCAAACTTAGGTATGTCTTTACTATCATTTGTATATCCTAATTTATCTCTCAATCCTTGGTCTAATACTTCTATTACTATTCCATCTATCATACATTCCATACTGTCTGACACACGTTTTTGTTGTAAATCATTATATAACCACTCTATATCACTCATTACTTCATCTAGCGTTCCAACAGATTGATACATATTATTCATGTTAATATTATCAGGTATATATTGTTCCATTAATTGAATTTCATCAAATCTGCTTATTCTTTGTCCTTTCTTACGTATCCATAATGGAACAGCTGTTAAATACTTAGCATACTTAACACCATCATCCATACTAAATATACCGCCAACAACACTACGAGGGTTCTTATAATCTTTTTCAGTATCTTTCAAATATTGTTCAAAGTTTTTATAAGTCATAATGATTTCATACTTGATACCAAAATCACCTTTCATTTCTTTAGGAAATGTTCTAGGTATTGCTTTTAACAATGCTGTTACATCTTTTCCTTTTCCGTCTCTACCTCTTGTTAACCCCATTGTACACTCACCATCGTGCATTGTTTCAACAACAGAGTTACCATCATACTTCCATGTTATAACAACTTCAACCTCTTTATCACCAAATATACCTTTTAACCATTCTTTAGTTTCTTTTAAATTATTAACTTTATCTAATGTTCCTACTAAATCTATAAATTCATGATCAACATCTACTTGATTAGTTCTAGGTGCAGCTCCTATTATAGTTTGATTAGTATACTTACGGTACATTTTATATAAGTCATCATAAGTTTGATCATCTATTATTCTTTCGTCAGTATTGTAATACAAATCGGACGCTTTTTCCAATAAAGCTTTAATGTCTTTTTCATACTTTTTAAAACTATTCTTTAAATTTAATTCAGCAATGCAATTTTGATGCATTTTTAATAAAGACATTATCTCTTTCATATTATTCATATTACTTTACCTCCTCAAATAAATTTTCTAAACCTTTTAAATTCATTGCAAAGAATGATTTCTCAGTAATTTGCACATCCCAGTTGTTTTTAAATAATACGAATGATTCACCATCTTTCACATAAAATCTTTCAACTAATAAGTTCATTCTTCTGTATTCTCCAGTCGCATATCCTGGTGTAGCCCAATCTTTGTTAAAATCTAGTGGTATCTTTCTACTAAACATATTGTATACTAAATAGAAAGAAATTCCACTACATTTACCTTGATAAAATTCTTTCATAGATTTTGTAATATATCCCATTCTTGTAGCTTGATCACCATCGTCTAACAATTCAACTCTCATACGTCTAGGTAAACTATTAAATTTAGATTTCTTTAAGAAATTAGATCCTTCAACCTTTAGTCTATGTTCAAATATAATATCTTTAAATGCATTTTCAACTCTAATATAAGCTTCAACTAGCGAATTTAAATAAGATATATCAATTTCATCAGAATGTTCTATATGATATATTATTCTACTTTCCCATATAGCGTTTAAAGATCTTTGTAATAATTTAGCCATATCATTTCTAACAACATTATTCATAAAACTACCTCCTAAAATTTAATTTGATTTTGAGTAATTTTTAAATTGTTACTCAAACTTATAATATGCAAATGAAAAAAGAACAGAATATCATGATATTTTTTGAAATAAGGAGGTTCAATATGTTCGTAGAGGTAAAAGATAATAAAATACGTATTAAGAATATGAATATGACAAAACTGTTAGCTAGAATAAAAAACCTATATGAAGAAAAAAATATTGCTAAGATATTTGATCAGCAATATAGTAAAAAAGATTTAATGCTTTATAACATGAAAATAATTAAATCTAAAGAAAAAATGAAAATAGCAACTCTTGAATGTCATTTATTTTTTGCATTAGAGATATTAACATTGTTTGAAGAATTAGACATGAAATATAATTCTTATCAATATCGAATAATTATGTCTGAAATTAGACAAAAAACATGGGTTGGAAAAAAAGAAGATTGGCAAGAAAGACCGATAGATATGTCACCATTAAACGGAATTAGATACGATCTTAAAAATTATCAATCAGAATTTATAAAAACTTACAATACTCGTAAAATAAATAACTCACTTCGTGGTCTAATATTAAGCTTTGATCAAGGTTTAGGAAAAACTCTTACATCAATAGCACTTGCTGAATGTCTGAAGGTTCAAAAAGTATATATCGTATGTCCAAATTCATTAAAAGAAAACTGGGCAGTTGAGATAAAACAGTATTTCTATAAATATGAAAATAATGATAAATTATACTATGACGAAGTTTTCATAGTAGGTGGTAAAAAGAAATTTCAATATAATGCAGATACAACTAAATATGTAATAGTAAATCAAGAAGCTATTGCAAAACTTGGCCCATATGTAGATAACAAATCAAATATGATAATTGTCGATGAATCTCATAATTTCCGTAATTTTAAAGGTAAACGTGTAATAGAGTTAATACAATTTGCTAAAAAAATAAAATGTAAAGATATTCTATTAATGTCAGGTACACCTATAAAAGCTTTACCTAATGAAATTATACCTTCAATGTTATTAATAGATCCATATTTTGATATGGAGGCTGCAGTAGTATATAACAGAATGTTTAACGTTGACTCACTATCAAGTAGTAATATAGTTAAGAACCGTTTTAAACGTATAATACATCGTCGTACTAAAGATGAAGTACTAAAATTACCAACTAAACATGTATTGAGAATGCCATTAACAGTTAAAAAACCTGGTTTATATGAAGTTGAATCTGTAACTGCAGAAGTAAAAGCTTTATTTGAAAAATATATGAAAGAAGAACAACCTAATTTTGAAAGATATAAACGTGAATATATAGAGATGCTTAATCAACATAAAATGTACTGCCCAAGTGATGAATTTAATTTATATATGAAATTTGTCAATAATTTCCCTGATAAAGGATTAGAAGATTATCATGAAGTGGAACAAATAAAAATTGAAGAATTTACAAAAACTAATATATATCCTAGAATGTCCCCTGCTGAATTAAAAGTATTTAAAAAAGCAGAAACTATGTCCATCAGACTTAAAGAAAGTTGTATGGGTAGAGCTGTGGGACAAATATTATCTAGTAGACGTGCTGAAATGTTTATAACTATGTTCGAAGAAAATAAAAAGAAATTAATAGATATGATTGTAAATAATGATAAGAAAACAGTTATATTCTCATCTAGTTTACCAGTAATTAAATATTTACAAGAAAGTTTAGAAAAAGAAGGAATAGGAAACGTAGCTATTGTAGGTGGTACTGCTAATAGAATGGACTTAATAGATAAATGGAAAAAAGATGATAACTGTGAAGTATTATTAGCTACATCTCAAACACTTAGTACCGGAGTTACATTAATTGAAGCGAACCAAATGTTTTTCTTTGGTACTCCTTGGAGACAGGCAGATCAGTCGCAATGCGAAGATAGAATATATCGTATAGGGCAAACTACAGATGTGCATATATACATAACTATATTAAAATCTGCTAAATCTAACCTAAGTACTAGAATGGATGACATATTAAACTGGAGTGATATAATGTTTACCGGATTTATGGAACAATAACACTGAAAAGATCCCATACGACTGAGTAGATCGTATGGGATTAAAAAATAGGAGGTATTTATTATGATTAATTATTTGTTTATAAAATAAACTGTGAAACTAAAAAAAGAAAGTATTTTAATAATACTTTCTTTTTTTAGTTTAACTATATAGCTAAACTAATTCTTAAACATTCTTCCATCTCTTTCATTTCTTTTTTGTTTAATATATAATCTGCATTTAATCCTAATTCATTAGCTGGAACAGTTCTAATATGCTCTAAGAATAATGTAGCTTCTGTTTCTAAATGAACATGTGTATCTATTCCACGTTTTTTACTTTTTGTTGTTAATGCAACTATATATTCATTTGTATCTTTGTTATATCTTAATATAGCTGCAGGTCTTTCTCCATGTAGTTCATATTCTTCTAGTTTTCCGTCATCAACATTTAGCCATCTTACTTGTCCTCTTTTAAATTCTTTTTCTGTTATTAAGAATTCTGTTAGTTTTTTGTTTAATTCTATATCTTCTTCTTTAGTTAATTGTCCATAAGGTTTTGGTGTAGGTATTAATCTTATTCTATCTATTGTGTTTATGTCTTTATAATTTATGAAATAGTTTCTATTGAATAATTTTATCATTGGGTAATTTTTAAATTTATCTTTGTTATAATTAGTTGCTTCGTATAATGGAACAATTATAACATTTTCAGCATAATGGTTGCCTGTATCATTTTGTATAACAACTACGAAAGGTTTAATTTCTATTCCAAAACTATTCATACCAAGATCTGCTTGGTATATTTCTCCTCTAGTCGCTCTTACTAAACCATTATTATCTAACATATAATTACCACCTTTCACCATATTTAATTTAATTTTTTTAATTAACTTAGATGAATAAAGATATTGATAAATTGTGAATAAAGATAAAATATTTTATCTTTATTCACAATTATAATATATAATTTAAAATTTTATAGATACGGTTTATCGTTTATTCTTTAACATTGCTTTAGATTCTTCTAAAACTGTTTTTGCGCTATCTATTGTGTTTTTTTGGATTTGACGTTGTTCTTTAAGCTGTTCTTTAGCCTGCATTATTAATTGAGGGTTGGATGAGTTTCTAGCTTTAGAAAATATCATATTAGCTTTCATTAAAACTCTTTTCATGGGGTTATCAAATTTTTTAACTTGTTCCATTTTAAAATATGCTTGTCTTAATAGGTTAGACCCTCCTCCATTGCCAGAGACATCTATACGATTTTTTAGTTTAGCTAAATTATCATCTATAGTTGCCATAAATTTAGACCATTTCTCTTTTATCGTAGTTACTATTAATTTGAATAATTTTGTAAGAGTATCTAATTGTCTATCATACGTCGTTTGTACAACTTGTTTGGCCTGAGAAGAACTAACGTCAGCTCCAAATTCATTATATATGTTTAAATTATTAAGTGATTGGCTCATTTTTTTTCGCTCCCATCCTTTTATTATCATGATGGTATGTTTTATTAATCTAATGTTTCATAAATACGAATTTCTCTAAAATTGTCGTCATATTCTTGAAGTTTTTCATCTGAAAAATCTTCTGAAAATAGCACGTATCCAAAATCAGGACACATTGCCGCAACTTCTTTATTGTTTTGAAGCGAGTTATCTAAAATGTCTATTACATTTTTAGGGTGATCTTCAAATATAATATTGATTTTATCTTTATCTTTTATATACTTATTAATATAATCACTCTTGCGTTCTTTTAAAGGAACACGTATTAACTCCGATTTATCTCCAAAATTAAAATGTTTATCCATAAATCTTTTTTTACTTTCCCATGCAGGGCCTTCATCATTTTTGCTTACAAAATATATCTTAGCGACTTTTGTTGTTTGACATAAGTCTCTTATGGCAATTCCCATTTTTGTAGGTTCTAAGTCATCATAAAAATCTATAACATCGCAAACATCTAATATTGCTTCATTAATTTCTTTAGGAACTTTGTCTAATGGAATATCAGGATTTGCGAGCCATTTGTTTAAATAATATTCCCCTCTTTCAAGAACTATATCCTTATTACATAATAGTTTATCTAGTGCCAAATACTTATTCATTATTGGATCGTCTTTATATTGTTCGTATAACATTTTACACCATTTTGGTGTTTGTAATACTAATATATCGTCTATATCGCATATTATATATAATTTTATAGCTTGTGTTTCTTGAAATTTGTTTCCCATAGGCCTATTCTCCTTTTTTAAAATAGTAACATTATCCTAAAGATGGATAATGTTACTTGCAATTTGAGTTTTATTAGCGGTAACTGGTCTAAATCCTATAGCTTCTAATATTGGAAGTCCCGGTTTCATATTGTCATTTACTATAGTATCAATATCAAGATGTTCTATTATCCAATCGTCTAACTTATCTAAATCTTTTGGTACACATATTACTGTTGTACCTTTAGATTCTAAATCTGGAAATTCTTTAAATAATTTTTCTGTCGCTTCTTTAACAAAGTCAGGTATTGTTGGATCTTCAAATATATTGTCTATTGCAAGTTTAACAGTGTTTACTTTAGTTGGTATACTAATTTCTTTTTCTGGATATATTGCATTCCATAATAAAGTCCCCCTTACTGATTGTATACCAAATGGTAATTTATAAGTTTCAATCATATTAATTTTATCTGGTTTTGTAAATCTAGTTTCACCTTTTGCAAGTGATTCTCTTATCTCACTTTCTAATTGTTGATACTTGTAAACTACTCTGCTAAGTCTTATATCATCTGCTAATAGAATATCATTTTGTAGTATATCTGTAAAATGTTCTCTTACATCTTTGTTTACAGAAACTTTCTTAATAGGTAAACCTTTAATATCTAGTCCTCTTTCAGGTGGTACTAAGTTACCTTCTTGAAGTGCAACCATTCCTCCATAGTTTTTCTTATTCTTAGTTAACATGATACGTTTATAGAAAAATTCATTTTTCATCGCAATAATAGGACGTTTGGCTGTAGGTATTCCTAAACTAGTAGTCATTTCCCAATATTGTTTTGCTATAACTTTTCCTAACAAATAACCACACACATTAGTAGTTGTCATTCTGTTTAGGTCGTTATCTTTAAGATTGAACATATCAAAGCATGTTTTAACAAATGGTTGTAGATAAAGGAAATTTGAATCAGTATCACGCAAATGTTTAAGCCGGCTCGCCAGACCGACCCAATGGATCTAACTATTTCTAGTTAGGCCAGACCATATCAACATCTTAATAAAATAAGATGGCACCCATTTCCACTCTCATTATTGGCTTAGAGTGTACGTCATTACGACTGGTCGTTGAACTTTAAATGTATTAAAATATGAATCTAATACCGAATTAATATTCTTATAACTTTCGTATCCAATTCTTAACAATTTTAAATTATTATCCTCGCAAAATTTATTCTTTGCTGCGTCTCTTTTTTTAGTTTCTTCTAATTCTGAAATGTTTTTTCTAAAAATTCTTCATGTGTTAATTTTCTTGTCATGTAGTATCACTCCAAATTTTTAATAGTAATACGAAATTGTTATCGGTATCTTCAAATTTTAATACAAATCTTAGCTGCTGATTGCCCAATCCTGATTATTTTCAAACATTCACGCTCATCCTCACGGATCACGTTGTAGTTAATCAGGCTCTAAGGGGTTCCCAGCAATTAGAATGCTTTCGACATATTATCACTAATATGAAGGACTAATTAATTAATCGTTAATACTGTTTTTCTTTCTCTTACATCTGCGTTATCCCAACAATAGAAATCTTGATTATTATAGTATACCCAGTTTTCAAGAATCTCCCAAAGTCTATCTATATTCTCTTTCATTTCTTCAGGCGGCTCATTTGGATCTAGAAATTTGTCATTTCCTAAGATACCAGACATTAAATCTTGAACTGTCTTACTATGTTTTACAATTTCAAGAAGATTGTTACGATAATAAATTCTATTCAATTCAACTTGAGATAATGATTTTATAAACTTAGCAACTTGTACCATTTCTGGATTGTTGTCTGTTTTATCAACTAGATAGAAATATAAATCTTTCATATCAACGTCATCAATTTCAATATCTATATAATCTTCTTCTAATATATTAATCATATATTGAAGTACATCATCTTGAGAACGGAACATGATGTTATTACCGCAGAACTTCTCAAATATATTAACTGCCGTCATTATTATACGTTGGCCACTGAAAGTGATAGAGGGGCCGAAGTATGGATGATAAAATATACTATTAGCTTCTATACTTGCTCCATAGAATGAGTTTGCTAATAATTTTAGTGTTAGCTGTATCATCTTGTAGTTATTGTGTAATACTGGATCTGTATCTGCATACTTGAACATTTGCTTTTTAGCAACTTTACGTTCTTTAAGAAGCATATCGACCATTCCAGCCAATTCATTAGGAGCATTTTCATGTGATCGATATAAAGCGCCAAATGGAGTTATTATTAAATCTTTTTCTCTTATAAATTGAACTAATTTAAACACATTTGTTCTAGTACCTTCTAATTCACATTCAGGTATCTTCATTTGTTCTTTCATCTTCTTAACAACTATCTTTTCAATCTTTTCATCAGGAACATCAGGTCTTAATCGTTTGATATTCTTTATCATTCTTTCTTTGTATTCTGTTAATATATTCATAAATACCTCCCATTTAAATTAATTTAATTTGATGTTACTTATAAATTAAAAAGTGAATGACTAAATTTAGTCATTCACTGCATTATTATAATATACTCTTAAAACTTATTCTAATGGACAACCATTTTCATACCATTGTTGTATTAATATAGGTGTATTTTCATTCATTTGTATTGTAGCTATATAATCGTCATGAGCTATAATAATAGGTATTATTTGAGCCATATTAATTCTTATATCAGTTGCAGATCCTCCAACTTTAATATAATGTAATAATCCTATATTAAGAATATCTTTAGACATATTGCATAATCTTGAAAGATCTATTGAATTAACTTCAAATATAGTAGATACTGCTAAATTACCATTTTCATCAATTACATTAAACCAGCTAGTGTCTATTATAACTTTAAATTCACTAGGTAATAACAAACGACTTAATCCAGTTACAGAATCAGTCATCAATATATTTACATTTCTTGTAGCTTGATGCATTTCTATTTCAAATACCATTCCTGTTTCATAATCTTTAAATGACAGTTGTGAAACACCTTTTAGTGATTCTACATTTTGTCTAATGAAAGCAGAACCAATATCAGCAAATAGAGCAACACCTGTAAGATCTACTGCACCTTTTTGAACTAATGAGCGTCTACAATCAACTCTATATAATTCATTATTATTAATTTTTATCCCGATGTACATTCCTTCCATTTTTATGTGTTCCTCCTCTATTTGTTCGATTTTATTTACATTATATTAGGTTGTTTGACTGAAAAAACAACTAAGTATGATAAACGGAAATGAATAGGGGGTAACACAATGGAAATAGATTATAACAAGACTCGTTATTTAGACAAATACATGAAATTAGATAATTTAACGTATGAAATTGTATCTCAAGAAGATATTAATGATATTAAAAATGTAATAGATTTTGCAGAAGGATTAGTAATTAAAGATTATGACGAAGCAATGAAATATGAAACTTTAGAAATAAGTACAGCTGCCGATACTTACACGTCAATAGTGATGGATATAGGGGTTAGCGGGCTTACTGATTTAGAGAAACAAACAATACTTAAAACATATAAAGAAAAAAATAAGTATTATTTAAAATTAAATTCGGAATATAATATTGATTACTTTACAGCTAGACAAGCTAAAGATTTCGACATACTTAAAGCAACAAATAACTCGCTTGGAGATAGTGACAAAGCCATATTTCTTCAAGCCTATCATGACACAGTAAATTATTACTTCCAAGTTATTCACACATCAGGCCTTAATGGAGAGCCTCTATATAAGGAATATTTTAGAGAATTAGTTATATTTTTTGCAATTCAAAAGTATTTGACTAAAAAAATGGAAAGATTTTTTGATGTAGATCGATATACCAAAACTGATTGTAAAAATACATTTATAAGTTATGGATTAGATTATTTTGATGGATTGCCACTTACTTATCAGCTTAAATTAATTAAAAAAATAAATACCATTATACAATATAAAGGAACTAATAAATGTTTTGAAGTAATACTAGATGCATTTGGTTTTAATAATATTAAAATAAATAAATACGTTTTAGCTAAAGATTGGAATAATGATGATGTTTTTTTCTATAAAACGCCAATAGATCAGGTAACAAACGTTGAAACAGATGAAATTGTTTCATTTGAAAATGTTGTAGGTGGAGACGCATTATGGCAGGCAACCAAAGAAGAAGTATTACAACATGATTTTAATATAGTTGATTCTAAGTATCTATCAATAAATATTTTTAGTGATATTGTAAAAAATACAACGAATACTGCGTATTTTGCTTCATTAATATATGCGATTGAATCTAGATTTAATATTTATAAAGATAAAGAAAGATTTAAATTTGTTAATAAAAATATATCGCCACAACCAATTGATGTATTTAATGCGATTATTGCAATAACTATAATGATTCTAAAACGTAATAAGCTTAGTACTAAAATTAATTACACCAATATAGGTAAAGGCATATGGGGATTCGGGTCACTAAGTTCTAATGAAAAAATTGAGAAATTTTTAAAAGAATTGCAATATGAAATAATAAATAGTCGATATTGGTTGGATAAGGAAGGTAAATACACATTATTATATGAATTCTTTGATACATTCGCTTTAGAATCATTTACACAAGCAAGCGTATATACTAGAGATTATATAAAATCGTATTACCAGCAACATGATGAAATATATGAACAATTATTAAGATCTAGTCACTATTACAAATTTAATAATATATATGAAAAAATTAAAGTTGGAAAAGGTGATTCTGAATATATACTTTTTGATTGTTTACAATTTTATAGTGAAAAATTGATACGTAACAATCTCAGTATTACTGATTTTAAAAAACGTTTCCCAAACTTATATGACTATTTAATAAAATATAATATATACAAATATAATAATGATACTAAACCATTTGAAAATTTCAAAAGAATAATTGAAAATAATGTTAATGTTGAAATACAACTTGAAATGTTACTAAACAATATAAATAATATAGAATTAAATCAACTTTATGTTAAAAATGGTTTTGATATACGTTGTTTCGTATTATTAAAAGATATTATAGATTATAACCGTAGAGATATATTAACTGCCGATAATATAGATCGTTACCGTTCTGTATTAAAGAAAAACCCGGCAGATATTTTATACTATGATGATCTTAATTGTTATTTTGAAATGTTCACTCAATTTAATATTCAACAAGATGAGTATTACAGTATTGATGAATTTATGTCAATATTAAAATATAATATTGGTTTAAAAGAACAATTAGAAAAATTTATATTAGATACGAATAATTATACTTTATATAAAAATTATATGGAATTATGGGAAACTGCCTTTACAGAGCCTCAAAATATGAATTTATATATGATTAATGAATGTAAAACATGGGATGACTATTTAATGAAAAATGATATAGAATTATATAACCATATAAAAATTCCAATATCAGTTGCTGGAGATGAAATTAAAGAACAAGAATGGTACGATAAAACAATTTTTGAATTAACTGAAACTTTGGATATTTTCGTAAACGATCCTGCGTGCAACTATTTTATAGAAAATGAATTTATAGGAATTAGTGATTTTGTTAAAAAATATATAACTATTACATTAATGGTTTTTAAAGCATATACTACTGACATTCTTGACAATGAATATAATTATATATATGATGAGCCAGTATTTAATACAGTTAGAATGTTTGATGAATTTGTTATTTCATCTGAAGAATCAATAGATACAGATTGTTTTGATTTACAAGAAACACATTCTGAAACTGAAATATTTAATCTAGCTGAACAATTAACTTATAGTGAAAATATTAAATTTAAAAATATTATACTTGAAACTAATGAAAATGGTGAATTAATACTAGACGTGAATGGAGATTATATAGAAAAATATTCATATGACGAAGATGAAATTTCATGTGACACTAGATATAATATAAATTGGTAAAAAAAAGAAGTGTCCCAGATATGGGACACTTCTTTTATAGTATTGTATCTGTATAATACTTTTTGATACTTTTAGCAAATTTCCTATCTTCAAACTTATCACTAATCTCGGTTATGAATTTAAAACCTTCAATTTCACTTTTTGAAATTGAACGTCCGTACTTAACACGTTTCATAGCTCCTATAGTTCTAGTTGAAAATAGTTCGGAATATTCATTATTAATTAGTTTAACACAATTATCTATGAAGATAATATTAATATTATTAATAAAGTCCTTGTAATGTTCAGTCTCATTGGCAATTTCTATAAGAGCTAAATTGATTTCAGCTAAAGAAGAAATACAGCTCTTGAAACTACTAGCATCTGTTGCCCATTTATATCTAGGTTCAAATACACTACTATAACCTTTATCTGTTTTAACAGAGTCAAATATAGGAATACCTAAATATAATGTAGATACAGTTTCATTGTAATACTTTGAATTTTTATAGCAATCTAACATTTTTAATACAGATAAAAGTTCTTTTTTCTGATGATTCAAATTAGTTAGATAATTACAAACATTATCAAATGAATAAAATCTTTGACAGTAGTTTGTTATTCCAGTTTTATCCATAATATCATTTATTAGATAATGATATTGTTGAATTGATTTTAGATGGGTATCTAGTAGTTCTTTGTATTCATCAGATGCAAACTTCGAAATTGTAACATTTCTATCATAATTTGCTTCTTTAAGTAACAATGCAAATATCATAATCCAATAAACAGTATCAGAGTCTAATGTACTATCTTCTATTATATTATTCAATAATACACTCCATAGATTTGTATTCCTTGCGTTTCTTTTAACATCATACGAATCAAACTTATCAGGAATTGAAAATTTTTGTACTAGTTCTACATTCATGACAGTTACTAAAGCTGCTCTAAATAAAGGATCTTTTATATTATCTTCATTGATAAGTACTACTTTATCCGGTTTAAATGCATCAACTAATTCACCACTATGTCTTTTCTTAACTTTAGTTTTAATAAATGATGTGTACTCTAATCCTAAATAATTTTCAAATTTTATAGATTCTTTATAATAATCTAAAGATACAATGAATGACTTTTCATCACTTGTTATATTAGCTATTGTAGACATTATTGCTTTTGTCATAAAACAGTAATCATATATAGACTTGCATTTAATAGAATTTGTAACGTTGTTTAATTGGTTTACTAAATTTGTATTCATAAAATACCTCCCATAAATTTAAATTTAATAAATATATGTGTAAAGCAAATGCTTTACACATATATTCTATATTCCATTATTAGTTTATTATTAAGAGTTTTTAAAGATTTAGTACCAAATGTCACTCTGCTAAATAATTCCATATCTTTATATTGTTTTATATAATTATCTTCGCATGCTCCTTTAGTAGCTGCCATTTCTTCTTTAAACTCGGATTCAGATATTGTTATTAATTCTCCATTTTCGTCTTTTAAATAATTTAGATCTGAGTCGATTTTAATATAGTACTCTTCAGCCAGTAACAATCCCAATTCATTAAAGAAGAAGCCTCTAGCGTCCCAGTTTTCAATAGTTAGTTGTAACTCAGCATACATTTCATTACTTTCAGTATTAAAATTAAATTTAATATTATCAAAAGTTTTAGCAAAATAACTAACACTATCATCTGCGTTCTCTTCAGCCCAATGATATACTTCACGTTTAGCTTTATTAAAATTATGTTTATCTGGTAAAAATACACTAGGATTTGCATCCAATTCAGGATCTAACTCTTTGATAGAATTTGTTACTACAAATGGAATAGGATTAGCTAAATCTCTATCTGTAAATTTAGGCACAAATGGTTGAAATGGTGCAGATTGCGTATCAGCTCCTCCCATACCAATTTTGAATAAACATATTCTTCTTCTGTCATTTTTTATATATGATTGTTCCATCATTTGATGGGTCATAAATATTTTCTTTTGCAAATATTTCATATTTAGCATTTGCTAATCCTTTTTCTTCATAAATGAATTTACCATCTTTATAATCAACTAGAACTTCACCACGTTTTTCTACATTTATTTTACCTTTTACAGATGTATCAGTTTGTATAAC